TGCATCTTCATTAAGCTGTAAGATATAAGTTAAATACTCACGCACTTCTTCGCCTAGGCTAAGTTCTGGGTCTAGGATTAGCTGTGTTTCTTGTGCACGCTTAACTACCTTTTTATCAATAAGGTCGCTGTCCTCTAGCTGACCCAATTCATGCAAGTCGCCTTCAATTTCATAGATTGTGTGATCGAACAGCGTTTGCGGTTTAGGGTCATGTACGCCTATAGTTTGCTTAATAAGCTGCGGTAATTCAAACTTTAGCCAACTATGTTCAAGGGTAATAGTGTCCAGCAATATAGCCCCAGTATCAACCCTATTACGATGAAAACTAGTTGTATAAGGACTTCCTGGATACAAGATATTTCGTTGACTATTTTCATAGCTATGCAGATCCCCTGCTAGAACTAAATTCCAGCGATCAAATAACTGTAAGTCTACTTCTGGTTTAACGTGTGGCGGAATCTCACCCCGCACATGAGTACATAAAATCTTTTCTTGAAAAGTGTACTTTGTAGTTTCCAGCTCTTTTAAGCGATTATAAGGCACAAAATCAATATTATGCCTAGTATAAAAATCATCTACAATAGTTACTAGTGGATTAATTCGTTGTGTAGCACGTTTTAAGTAAGTTAAAAAAGTAGTGTCTTTTTTAACCATTTCATGATTGCCAGGATAAAGAATACACTCCTTAATAATGCTAGACATTAAATCAAAGTATAGCTCTACCTCATCCATTGTAGGCAATCGGTCAAATATATCACCACCTAATACTAGTAAATCGGCTTGTTCTTGCATTTGTTTGAGCTGTTCAAGAAACAACTCAAATCGTCGTTTTGCCCACTCTACTGGAACATTTTTCTGTCCCAGCTTAATGTGTATGTCTGCTATAAATAGTATATTCATTTTTTACATGACAAAATAGCCCGCTAAACCTGTTAGACTTAGCGGGCTTTGTTTTTTAACCTAGCTCTTTTACAGCTTCGTGATCATTTTGTGCGTTTTCTTCATCAACACCAGCTTGCAGTTTATCAAGCAGTGCTTTTACTTCATCAGGAGTAGCACGAGGATACTTTTCATCAATAGGCTGTGCTTTTTCAGCAAGTTCCACTTCTTGTGCAGTAAGTGCGCGTGGTTTGCAGCGCAAAACTTGCAAGGTGTACTCAACATTATATGCTAATGGGCCGGTTTTAGTACGCTTAAATACAACGTCCCAACCAGTTTCTGGATCAGTAGGATCACCCAAATCTTCCGCAGCCATAAGAATATTCTCAAACAGTTTCTTTTTGAGATTAAGGACTTTGACTTTACCGTCGCGTGGATCAATACAATTAACTGCATAGCTCCAGCTGCACTTCAAGTCAGGATGATATTCAGGAACCCAATCTTTTTCTAGGTTATCAAATTTTTCTTTGTCGCGGCTAAAGGCCAAGCACTCTACAGGAATATCCTTGTTGTTAGTGCCCTTTACCCAATAAACATAGCGTGGCAATACTCCGCCAATCAGTCTAACAGTATTTTCGCCGTCTTTGTATTCATAGCTTTCAACTGAAGATTTCTGTGCGCGACCTTTAGTTTGTTTAAAGCTTAGTGCCATTTGTTACTTCCTCGTGTATAAATTTAATTTGTTTGTTTGCGATTATTAAAAGCGGGTTTGACTTTATTTTGTCAAAGTCAATATCAGGATATAGTGTTAAATCTAGTGATCTAGTACCGTAAGTTTTATAGTTTGTATAATTTCTTAGTCCGGCTAATCTAATATATTGTGCTCTATATGCTGAATCTACACCACGGTTATCAAAAAAGTCTTTAGGCCGCAACAAGAAACTGCTGCCTGCCTTTAGCCTGGCCAATGGTTTGTATTTTTCCCTAATGTTTTTGGGTATTGTAATGCCCAAATAGAATTTGTGTAAGGCTTCAACCATATATTCGGCGTTGCAGTGTGTGTCTTGCTCTAAGATTTGTAAATTGAAAAATAAAGTCATTTTTGCACACTGAAGATATATTATATCACTGTTTAGTACAAATTACAAGTGTAAATTTTTATACCGTTTCAATATCCCAACCTTTGCGAAGATAGAAGCCTAGTCGTTCGCGATTTTGTCGTTTATCGGTATAACCTGCAAATTGCATATCTAAGACTACTGGCTGTAATTTATCGTCATTTTGACGCTGAATTCTGCCAATAATCTGTTCTAGCAGACTATCGTTTGCAATGGGCACTGCTAGGATAACGCAACTAAGGGAGTTAATGGAGATACCTTCGCTAAAGATTTGTCTGCTACCAGCAACGCACATTTTTTCTTTTGTGAGTAGCTGCTGTTTGATCTTTTGTCGTTGTTCAAAGTCGGTTTCGCCAGTAACCAACACACACGTTTCTCCAACATATTCATTAACCTTTTGTAAAAATCCTACTCTGTCTGCAATAACTAAAACTTGGTGGCCTTCAGCTACTTGTATTTTAGCTATAGCACTAATAAAGCGTTGATAGCTATCATCATCACACAAATCATTGACTTTTTGCACCCAAGTTGCACCAGGTTTTAGTGTAATACCAGTTTGTATTAGTTTTACTGTGGGATTTAGTGTATGAGATTGCGCTGGTTTGTACACCTTAGGTCCAAAAAAGTCTGGAAACATTATGTGTTTTCCGTCCTTGCGTTCCATAGTACCACTAAGCGCAATTCTATAGCGAGCATAAAAGTCGTTGATTAACTCTGAAAATGTACTAGCAGGGCAGTGGTGTGCTTCGTCTAAGATAATAGTACCAAACTCTTTATTAAGTTTTGTACTGTACTTTACTAGTGTTTGTACATTAGCCACTGTAATAGCATGATCTTCCCAGTCCAGCTTACCACTACCAATTACACCTGCTGGCATATCAAACAGTGTTTCTACTTCTTCAATCCACTGATCTCGTAGTGCTGTGGTATGCGTAACCACCAAGGTTTTTTGCCCAAACTTTCTAGCCAAGTGTAGTGCGGTAAAAGTCTTACCCCAACCCACAAGAGCATTGATAAAACAAGTGTCTGTAACCTGATCATAAATAACCTGTTGAACATCACGCAACTGAAATTTTGGTTCTGGAAAAGGTGCTGGTACTTGTACCCGCTTGTCTACAATTTCATAATCTTTGGGTATAAGGTCTAGTCTGCCTTGTGGAATACTAAAGATATTTTTTGGTAAGATTTTGTAGTTTCTAATAGTCTCTACTGTGCGAAATTCTTTACTGCCAGTATTTTTATGAATTTTATATGTAAGTTGTTTGATTAATTCCTTAGAGGTGTCCACACCGGGATTATCTAAGTAAATTCTATTACTAATAATTGCTTTAGGCATTATACTAATCTATGTGTGGGTTTAAAAGGTTCTGTGTAAAAGCCGTATAGGATGTATCCTAGCCCCCAACGTAGCACGCCAGCATATTCTTGCTCTGATTTAGGGGCAAACATACATTTAAACCGTTGTGGTAGACCGTCCACTTCTACCACAGCACCCATATTAGGTAACGGCAAAACTTTTTTGATCTTGTGTGCAGTCAGCTTGGCGCGACTAGTTTTTCTGTACTGGAATATTTTTCCGCTGGTATCAATAAACCAGGTAGTTTGCTTGGCTATTTTGATCAAATCTACCAAAAAGTAGAGTGCCTGGCGAATAGGAAATAGGCTTATGTTCATTGATTTTAATTTAAGTCTGCGAATACCTATGGTATTGCCTTGCACAGACTTATCATCAACTATTCGTAAGCCTATTCTGTGCTCTAAGGAGTCATTATCTACATACTCTTTTGAGTAGTAGATAATATTTTCTGTTTGTGTAGGCTTATGCTCACCTAGCCTGAATACGGGCCAACTTATTTCCGCTAAATTCATAAAATTCCTCAAAACTACCAAAACTGTAGTCGTTGCCTACATCTTGGTCAACACCAATTGGTGTACCAGAAATACTACAGCCGTGATTATATTGAGTACTCTGCTTTAATATTTCGCAATACTCGGCAACTTGATCTTCTTTTACAATTGCCACGATTGAGTCATGCACAAGCATAAAGATTTTTGCATCAAGTTTGCGCTTTTTAACTTCGTTTGCAGTTCGCATAGCTCCGAGTAGGTTAACGTCACTTGCCAACGATTGGACTTCTGCATTAATACCACTTCGTACTTCGTGGGCAGCGATTCCTTTATCGCTGGAAAACACATTAGGGAGGCGTCGCTTTCTGCCAAAAAATGAGTAAGTAAATCCGTGCTGTTCAATAAATTGTTTTCGCTCATCTAACCACCGTTTTAGCTTACTAAATTTAGTAAAGTAAGCCTTAATATCTTCTTTAGCCTGTTGTACTGGATAATACTCGCCAGTTGCCTTTGACACAGTTTGTGATACCTTATCTGGCCCACTACCATACAAAATACCGAAACTGATTGCCTTTGCACTTTGACGCATACTAGCATAAAGCTTTTTTACATCTTCTACTGCACAGGGCAAACTAAAAACCATTTTTGCAATTGTACTATGAAAGTCGCCACCACTTGAAAATACTTGTTGCAAATTCTTATCGCCACTAAGCACAGCAGCATAGTACATTTCTGCTGTTGCCAAGTCTTGTGAAACTATTTTGTATCCGAGTGGAGCACGAATACATCCTTTAATAATTGGGTTATCGCGTGGAATCTGTTGAGCATTGAATTTGCCACTACTGCTAAGACGACCACTAGTGGTAAAAATAAGATTGAAATTTGTACGAATTCGCCCATCTTTGTTGAGCTCCGGTAAGATTTTACTAATATAGGTATTCTGGATTTTTCCAAGCTGCCTGACCTTGAGAATAGCGCCTGGCAAAGCGTGTTCTTCGGCAAGTTGCGCTAGGACTTCAGCGTCTGTACTAATAGCTCCAGTGCCGGTTTTCTTACCAGTAGGTTCTAGCCCTAGGTAGTCAAATAACACTTCGCGCAATTGCATAACACTGTTAGGATTAAAAATCTTTCCAGTGTTTTTTTCAAATTGCTTTACTGCATCAAAGCTAAATACTACCTCTTTGGCTTGCTGAATTTCTTCATCAAGATAGACACTGGCTGCAGCCATCCGTTCACGACAAATAGGAATACCCACCTCCTCCATATCCATAAGAAAAAGTGTACCGTCTACTAGCAGGTTTTTATATACCCAGAGCAACTTTTCATTAGCTTGTAGTAGGGGCCAAAACTTATGAAATAGCTCAAAAGTTACGGCTGTATCAATACTAGCATATTCGCTGATAATATCAAATGGAATATACTCATAACTAAAATTTTCTTGTAAGATTCCGTGACTGCTACAGTATTCCTTTTTAAACTCGTCCAGCGCACTATCATAATCACCGTAATCAGTGTATTTTAGTGCCAACTGTTTAAGTCCATGACTATCTGTTTCATCAAGAGCATAGTGCATAACCATAGTGTCATGTACCTTATCTCTTGGAAAATCAATGCCAAAATGATAGTTGATCATCTTGTAGTCAAACTTCATGTTATGGAATACAGTTTGAAATGTATTGGCAATTTTTTGCAAAAGCTCAATACATTCCTCGTCTAGGCAATCAGTAAGAATATACCTGCCCTGCTTGGCTTTATAGGTTAAACTAAGGCCCAACACATATCCATCTCTGGGATAGAGTGCTGTTGTTTCTGTGTCCCATGCAACAAAATCTTTAGCGTTAGCTAAGATTTCTTTTAGGTAGGCCTTGGCTGTGTTTGTGTCATCAATACCACCAAAATCACCAGTAGTAGGTGCAGCAACATCATCATTATAGTATTTTAAGATTTTATCAACTGCACGCTGAAAGTCGGGTTTTCCTTCCGGCTTAAAGGCAAGCATTGCTGGGTTTGTAATACAAACATATTTTTCATTAACTAATTGTCCTGCATAGTTAGTAACGCTTGTAACCTTAGCATATTCTTTTGCTGCTTCGGCTCCTACCAAGATTACCAAGTCGTAAGGAGTATGATCAAATTGTAGGGTTACGTCTTTTTTAAGAAGTTTAGTGATAGGAACATCACTCATGTGGTAATGATCAAACTCAAATGGAAAGTATTCGCTATAGCGAGTACGATTAGGTGCTTTATCTATTAGCGCAACTTGTTTCATTAAATCTCCAGTAATACTTTATTATAGCGTATTTGGCTAAAAAAGTCAATGTTATTTTTTAATATATTCACTAATGCTTTCAATATCGGCCTGATCTAATTCGCCGGGATCAGTGCCATCAGGCAGCTTAATTACTTCTACAATAAACTCACATTCCTCAATTAGTGGCTTTAGTGTTTGTGCAGCCCGTTCGCCCGCATCGTCGCCATCAAATAAAATATAGATGTGACTAACACCTTGTGCCTTAAAAGGCAATAATTTAAGTTTAGTATCATTTTGAAGCGTATTAGTTCCAAAAGTACAAACTACATTTTTTAAGCCTTTATCGTACAAATTAAGCATATCAAATATGCCTTCTACTAACACTAGACTTTTACTTGCGTCTAGTAATCTAACTGGGAATACTGGCATTTGCACTTTACTAGGATAGTTTACATATCTAGGATTGCCGTTTGAAAGCATATGTCTAGCTACATAAACTACTGTTTTTCCAGTTATATCTTTAATAGGAAAAATAATGCGATCTTGTAGTTTTTCTACTTGATGTGTATAAAATGCTTCAAAATGTTTAATTGTTTGTGCACTAATGCCACGAAATGTTTTTGTATAGGGTGTAGCGCCTACTGGCAGCTCAACACCCATAGTTTGATACTTTAAATCCTGCAGTTTTTCTTTTAGTTTTGCGATTTTAATTGGTATGGAGTTAGTAAAAACGCCATAATACTTAAAAATATTAGTTTTAAATCCGCAACTAAAACAGTGAGCTATTCCGCTTATTCTATCTACTCGAAAACTTGGATTGGTGTCTGGGTGTTCGGGATTTAGACACTTGATCAAGTAATCTCGACCGGATACCTGATACTGCAATCCGTTTTTTTGAATCAAGTCTAAAACAGGATCCATCTCTATGCGTTCCAAGGTAAATCAACAGGTGGTTCTTGTGTTTGATTATCTGTTTTTTTACCTGCCTTTTTGACAGGTTCTTTTTTAGATGGTTTATCAATACTTTGTGGGGAGATTCTGAGTGTATCCCAATCAATAGGGCAAGTAAAAGCCATCTCTTTTCCCCCGCGAATTTTTGTTGTTTCAAAACTAATTGCTTGTACGTCTTTTTCATGTGTTTCCATTACTAGCGCTATGTCTGCTGCGTCTAAAATACCCTTAGCAAACCTAGCCTCGCCACTAGCGTCAATTTGATAGGGACTTACAATTACCACTTCGTATTTTCTAGCTAAGTTTTTTAGCTTTTTTGAAACCTCAATCTGCGGCTGCCAATCATACTGACTGTTGCCTTCCAGCACAATTTGATTTAGGTAATCTACAACTACAACGCCTAATTTATCGCCAAATTTAGCCTTGGTTTTACCAATATGCAGGTCAATAGCCCCTAGGGTCAGGTCTCTGTCATCAATAACAATCATTTGATTATCTTGCTTTAGCTTAAAGTTTCTGATTAAGGTTTCCTCAAACTTAAACTTATCTCTGTGCCGTAGGTAGTCTAAAACCAGTTCTTCTGTATTTTCAAACATACCAGCTCTGCACTTTACTACTCGCAATAATTCATCAGCAGTAAGTTTATTTTGTTTTAAGTTTTGCAGGCTAACATTGGCTAGGATTGCCAGATTTCGTTGCATAGTCTCGTAGGCAGTCATTTCAATAGAAAAGTAAAGACTGCTGTTTCCAGACTCATACTGATTAACAAAAATATTACTACTAGTAATACTTTTTCCACTGCCCCTTTTTCCTCCAATGAGGATAAGTTCTTGTCTAGCCACTCCACCAAGAACACTGTCAAAAGTATTATTAAGCCCAAGATAAACACGCTCTTTCTCCAACTGCTCTGGATGTTGAAACATCATTATATCAGCCATAGTAAAGACTTTTTCGCTAGTATGCGTCTTTTCTTCAATTGTAAGTGCAATTGTGGCTAGGTTTTCTTTTATCTCATTACTGTCGTATAGTGGAATTTTATCTACAAATTTATCTAGTAATTTTACTGTTTCGCTTTGCGTGTAGTGATCAATCAGTGCATCAAGCGCTACTTCTGCACTTACATCAGGAACTTCAGTTAGCTTTAATGTGGCTAGAGTTTTTGATGCTGGGCCTTCTCGCAGTGTAAGCTCTAGATCATCAAAATTTGGTAGTGCACCGTACTTTTCATAGTGCTTATTGATGATGCTATACAGGGACGAGTAAGCCGAATCCAAAAACACCAGCTTTAGCTTTGCCCAGATATCCAGGCTCTGCTCTTGAAGCAGTTTGTTTAAGACAACGGCTGAAACATCCATATTATCCTACCTTGGATTCATTGTCTACAATAACTTGGTCTACAATTTCGGTTACTTTATAGAGTACTTGATCTCGTAATCGTTTAATATCTTGTTGATAGCTACTGCCTTTATCAAAAAGCATACTAAGTTGCTCATGAGTAATTAATTGCTGCAAACCAAAGTAAATATGATCATAAGCCATTGTAGACTCTGGCGTAATTTCTACTTGCGCTAGTCTACCGTAGTTATGAACCGCTTGTTTTACCACTTCTTCAACAGTAAACGATTCATTATCATGATATGTAATTGTTACTTTCATTTACTGGCTTCCAAAGTAAAAAAGGCCGGGAGCCTTTAAAAAACTCCCGGCCCTGCTGTTAAAGTGCTAATTAAGCAGCAAGTTTAGCTTCTGCTTTGGCCTTTTTATCAGCGCCTTTGTAGTCAGCAACATTGATACCGCGACGGGTAAGCAGAGTACGCAACCCGCGCTCAGTTTTATCAACTGCAGCAGCAATTTCTGCCACAGTCATGCTGGCAATGCGCTCGCCAAGAGCTACGATAGGATCAACCTGATCTTTAGCGTGTGACTCACGCTGAGCAGGAATCCTAGCAATTTGACCTTTACGTGTCAGGCTAAGAGCCTTACCACGAACACTTGCAACGGTTTTGCCAAGTGCTTGAGCAATATCTTCAATATAGCTACCGCGCTCAGCCATTTGCACAAACTTTGCCTCTTCAGCATCAGTATAGCTGCGAGCCACTTCAACTTTCTCAGCAGGCTTAACTGAACCAGTCAGTTCCAGTGCAAGCAATTTGCCCTGAATTTGTTTTGCGGTAAACTTGCCACTAGCAAATGACTCAGCGATTTGCTTGTAGGTAAACACACCTGGATTAGCAGATACAAACAGCTCAAGCGCGCGGCTTTCTTCGCTGGTAAATGCACTGGGTTTAACTTGAGCCATACTGGCCACTTCGTGGTCAAGTTGGCGAAGCTTAGCAGCAACGCTGCGGGTAGTAAATTCAAGAGCTTCTGCGGCCTCTTCGACTTTAGCAACCGATACAGGTGACTCGTCGCCTACAATTTGCAGGAGTTGAGCAACGGCTTCGTCAGACCACTTTTTAGTTTTTTCAGTCATATATTTTCTCGTTTAAGAATTGTGATAAGTTTTCGATAATTGTAATGCCGAGTTCGTCGGCTTTGGTACGTTTTGAACTGCCTTTGTTATCCTCATCTACTAAATAATTAGTTTGTTTAGTTACTGTTTCAGTAACTTTAAAACCGGCTTGTTCTAGTGCTTTAGTAGCCTCCGCCTTATTTTTAAATGAAGTTAGTTTACCAGTTATGCAGACGCTTTCGGCACTTACATTGGCTACTGGCTTATTGCTTGCTTTGAAAGAGAATGGCAAAAACTCTTTCATTTCTACAAAATCTGTCTCCAGCCAAGAGATTAGATTATTAGTAACTTTTTCTCCTAAACCTGCCTGCTTGCAAGTTTCCGCAGTAATTTCAGTTATATCACTGACCACTTTACTGACTTTTTGTGCAGCAGTATTGCCTACTAGTGGAATACTAAAAGCAGGCAAGATGGTTGCCAAATCACTGTGTCGAGAACGATCAATTTCTGCTAATAATTTTACTGCGATTTTTTCACTACCCAGTCTGTTAATAATTTCATTAAGGTCGAGATAGTAAATCTCAGTAATATCAGTTAGTTCTAATTTCTCTAGTGTTTTAGCACCCATACCCTTGATGCCCAATGTTTTACAAAAATGCTCTAACTTTTTGCCTAGCTGTGCACTACAGGCTTGATTACGACAAAAAAGTTGGTCGTTAACAAGCTCTAGGGCATAATTGCAACACGGACAAGTAGTTGGAATTTTGATCTTCATTGTGCGTTTTTCAAGTTTAATAATGTATTATACAGCATTAGGTTGCGTTTTGCAAGTCTAAATTTTCTATGCCTCTACCTTGTGCAATACGCAGGGAATAATTTCTCCTGCCCTGATAATAGCCACGGTGTCTCCAATCTCCAAGCCTAGTGCTTCAATGAATCCTGGATTATTGAGTGTGGCTCGGCTTACTACCGCATCGCCTACTAGCACAGGTTCTAGGATTGCCACTGGTGTTACTTTGCCAGACTTGCCAACTTGCCACTCAACTTCCAGCAATTTAGTTTCTACGTGCTCAGCACGCTCTTTGCGAGCATAGGCACCACGAGGATGTTTACTAGTATAGCCTAGCTGTTCAAATTGGTGATTATTGTTAAGCCTAAACACTACGCCATCTGTAGGATAGATTTTTTCTAGGTCAGTTTCCTGAACAGTATTAAATCCAAAGTGTTTTAACATTAACATATCTGCGTCATAGGTTTGGCCTACAAACGGCTGAACACCATACGCAAAGAAAGTAATTGCACGAGTGGAGAATTCACTAGTATCTTTAAGATTAAGTGCACCAGCAGCATAGTTACGGGCATTGGCAATGTGACTTGGAGCCACAACTTCGCCAGTAACTTGAATCACGCCCATATACTCAATAGTGTGTGGAATTAAACTAGCACTACTCAAAATCTTGTCGGTAATAAGTTGACCCTCTACTCCATCACCACGAGTAAGTGCCTGCACCAGCTTACCGTCTACATAGAGCAGGCTAATAGCTGCGCCGTCCAGTTTAACACTCATGCTTACATCGCCCATGCCTGCGATAGGATTGGGCTTGCCCTCATCCTCGTAGTGCTTTTGCAAGGAATACATGGGATAATAGTGCTTGGACTTCAAACCCTGAGCCTGCGCGCCTACTGCTGAATACTTAGCAGTTTCAGCTAGGCGATCAAACTGTTCGTCACTAATAATAGGAAGGCCAGCATAGTAAGCCTGACTTGCTGCATCTAAGTATTGTTTAAGGCTCATAGTTCTTGTACAAACTCACAAAGAAGTTGATTGTGATGACCGCCATGCCAGTGCTCTAGTTCATCCATTTCATGCCACCAGTATTCACTTTCTGGATGACAACCAATCAAACCAATACTGCCTTGATAAATTGCCATTGCATCGCCGTTTTGATATGTAGCTACTACTTCGGCATTGTTGGTATCGCCTACAAAGGCACAGCCGTCATAAAAGTACATATGCTCCAGGTCACCCATCCAGTTTACTTTAGCAGTGGTAGCATACTCAGTGCTAATCTCTGCACCTACACGGCTAATATATCGTACTGGCTCGATACCGGTCAGCAAGTCAAAATAGTATGATCCTGCCCAGTACGCGCCCATGCAGATGCCCAAGTATTTGCCGCCGTGATCAATAAAGTCTTGAACTGCATTAATGTGCTCAACACTAAAGATTTCGTCAAACTCGTCACTGTCACCAATACCGCCGGGAAAGGCAAGAATATCTACAGTTTCCAAGAAATCTTCGTTTAAATCTTCAATGCCGAACAGCTTAACCCTAAACTTGGGTTCAAAGGCTGCTTCCATAGCCAGCGCACATTCTACTTCACAGATGGGATCGTGAATAAAAATCGCAATTGTCTGTTTCATAGCCTTTTCCTTTTTCAAAATATGTTATATTATAGCAGTTTAGGGTCACATTGTCAAGCGGGTTTTTCTAATAGCTGTCTAGCGTAGCTTTTAATAATTTCATGTCCTTCGGCTGTACTGCAAATATCAAATAAACCGTCTAGCAAGCTGTAGATATTTTGCAGTGAAGCAGGAATACTAATACCTTCTTTGCTAGGAATCCACTCGCCTTCATAGCTTAAAAAGTATTTACGCAGTTGAATATAGGTAACGTCTTTAAAATCATTAACTACTAGTTTAACCTGAAAACCTTTTTCTAAGTTTTCTTCAATCAACTTTTCATATAAAATATCGCTGGTCATATTGTGCCTATGTTAAAGTGTGCGCGAATGTAGGCGTCCACAGTTTCAGGATTTTCAGCATACATTTCTAGCGGAGTCTTATAACTAAAGTCTGCATTTTTAGTTACCCACCAACGTGTAACTAATACTTCTTTGCCAAAATAATCCATTAGCAAATTGTCATATCGTTGCTTTAGTGTACTCACAATTTTACTCCTAATTCACGCAAATGTTGTAAACTAGCCAACTCACTAGCAGGTTGATAGGCACTTTGCAACCAGCGCTCGCTTAACAACCAGATTCGGTAAATCCAGCCATGTTCGGGATGCTTTTGCTCGGCACAGATTTTTGCCATAGAATCGTATCTAGCGCTGTAAACTACTTCGTCAATGTTAAACTTATCACGCATTGCGCCTTCAGGAATTAGCTCTGGCCTAAAGTAGTCTGGACTAGTTTTACGAACAGGCACGCTGTACTTTTCTAGTGTTTGTTTAATAAGCTGTGTACCACGAAAAGTAGTTTTAGTGATAGCATCAATAGTTTCACCGGCCAAGTAGCTTTGAATAATGTATTGTACCTCATCCAAGCTAAGTGGCTTGCCGCGTTTTTCTGCTCTGCGTTTAGCGTCCTTTTCTTTACGATCTTTGTGTTGCTGTACAAGTTGATCTAGACGAGTAGTATTATAGCTCATGCCAAGAATTTGACAAGCATCTTTTTTAGTAATTGGTTTTACACCTTGTTCTTTGGGTTCAAGCAAGGAAATTACTCTATCCAAATTACTATCAGTCATACGTTCTTGTTCAAGTTCACTGCGCTTACGAGCCATAATAATTTCCTAAATAGAAAGGGCAGCACAAGGCTGCCCAATATTTTTACAGTTTTAAGCCTTCAACACACTCAAAAAGTATACTGCTGCTTTACCTGTCATTTTGCTCAAAATATCTTCGTCGATTGGAGCACCCTTAGCCTCGATTGCTGCTTTCAAGTCAGCAATGCTAGACTCTTTGCTTACACGTTTGGGTGCATCACCAGCGGCTTTTTTATCACCGCTAGGTTTAGCGGCAGTGTCTTTTTTAACATAGACACCTGCTTGAACCAAAACCATACGAACGCCATTAGGCGAGGCTTCGATTTCTTCAGCAATGTCTTTGATGATCTCAGTACTAGACTCTGGCGTTGGCTCAGCGTCTTGATACATTTTAATTACTTGAGCCTTGAGCTCGTCATTCCATTGAGTCATATTTTTCCTTAGATAAGTTCAGTAGTTACGTCAAGCATTTTACTAGGAGTAAATTGACGATAGTTGTGTTTTAAGTCATGTTTAGCAATTAACTGCATAGTTTCCTCATGTTGGCGATTTTTTAATTCGCGCATTTCACGAGTAAAGTGTTCAAACTCAACTTCAGGCAGTTCAGTAACATCAATTCCGCCAAGCAGGTGCGTAGGTTCTTGTGTGACCACAACGGAGCGAAAGCTAGTGTCACCATTGGTTTTTGTGTACTTAAATTCCATGAATTTCATCTTAAATCCTTTTTATGCAGTGAATTAATATTATAGCAATAATCGACTGTGAGTTCAAGTTTATTTTTCGCGTATAGCTCTGATAATACCTAGCTCAGCATTTTTATAGAGTGAAGGAACGAAGATTAACCAAACCATAACTGGAGCTAGTACGGTATTAACAATAAAAAAGATAACTAGGCTGATTATTGGAGCATTAGTAAAATCATTATCTACACCGTCTAGTTTAGCTTGATAAATTGCAGGCCAAAATAGCACATAGATTAGTGTTAGCGAAGTGGTTAAGGCAAAAATTGCGTAATATTCAAATGCTCCCATGAAGCCTATCTCCCAACTTAAAGCTGACTTTGAGATCACCTAAAGTTTTGGGATCAAATTTATTGCGTAAACTAGCTAAGGTTTGTTCTGCTAATTTAGTATTGCTGCTAAAAACATCATGTGGGCAACTGCCGCACACTGCTTTAATCAATTGAGCCTCACGTTTCCTAGTTTTAGTCCAAGGCCTAGTTTTTGGAGTTTTGCGACGATAACTAATATTTTTTAGTGCTGTTTCAATCTGTTTATTATTTGGATTACGCTCCAGTGCCTTAAGCAACTTACGCTCTCTGTTTGATTTCCAACGACTTTGTGATTGATATACAGTATACAAAGCCTGTTGGCCTTTACTAGATGTTTTACTCGCCATATGTATAATGTCCTGTTAGTGTGTAGCTACCATCACTACGTTGTTTGATGGTTAAACATCCGTGTTTTTCTAGGTATTCAAATATCTCAAATACTGAACCATAGTCTTTAAGATCAATGTCATATGCATAAAACAATCGTTTTATTGCATCTAAGTATTCCATTGTAACTAAGAGTGTTTGATTACCTAATTCGTGCAGTATAATTTTAAAAGGATTCTTCGTCATCGTCAGCGTGGACTACAGCAATTTCTTCTGAAGAATTCTCTAGTTTATTCTTAACAATCTCAGCATGACGAATATCTTCATACTGATCCTGAATCTGCATCAGTGCGCTAATAAGTTCACTGATGCACTCAATGTGAATGGGAACTCTGCGACCACAAGTGTCATAGATAGTAAATTCATCTAGCCCACTAACACCGCTGCCGTATTCAATGCCATAGAAGAATGAGTGATTAAAATGGCTTTTAGCCACAAACATATCTTCTGGATCAAGAACGTCCTTATTTTCAATTGAGCCAAAGTAGTATTTCATTTTGTTCCTTTTTTGTTAAATAATTTGCCAGAAATAATATTATAGCAAAGTTATGCTGATTATTCAAGTAAAAATTTTTTGTTGTGGCAGGGATACTAGGATTCGAACCTAGAATAACGGAATCAAAATCCGTGGTGTTGCCGTTACACTATATCCCAACTGTTTGGCTCCCCAGCGTGGGATTGAACCACGGACCAACAGATTAACAGTCTGCTGCTCTACCGCTGAGCTACTAGGGAATTACTGGCGGAAAGTATAGGATTCGAACCTATGCGCCCATTTCTGAACGACGGTTTAGCAAACCGTTGCCTTAACCACTCGGCCAACTTTCCTTAAAACTGATAAGCTCTATTAATCGTTACCTTCTTTATCATCTAGTTCCATAAATACGTCTACTAAGATATCACGATAAGGTTGTGCAACCATATGCAAGTCTAGTAAGTATGTGTCTAGGTGACAATTTCGTAACAATTGAGCATGATACATAAATTGACCATAAGCCTCCTGATCTTGGCTAATATTTTCGTTAGCATAATCCTCTAGTGCTTGGGCCATTGTATTAAGCATATAGTCTGGCATATCTGATTTAGTAGTAATTCTAACTAATTTTAGGGCTTTGCCCTCTCTGTCACGCATAATTTGATTACGCTTAGCTTCTGCCCAAGTTTGGCCGCCATCGCCGCCCCACATATCCCAGGCTACACGACCCTTGCTAGGAAAACCCTCTTCGCCACTATTAAATCCAGTAGCCTGTTTGTCCACCTCATGTCGGCTGAAAAAGCTATGCATCCTGAGCACAACACTAGCACTAAGTGGTTCACGATTTTTAAGTTGATTGGCACGGGCTAAACCTACAAGCGTACCGCCTGGTTTGCCTTCTTCATGCCATTTTAGTGCACGTTTGGCTGCACTTGCCATGCCCGTAGTAGGCGTATAAGTTTCTGCCATTTTAACTCCTAAGAATTAGCTAGGAAAAATGCAAATGCAAATCCTAGCGGTGTCATTGAACGTAATTCTTTAGTTCGCTCACTTTTACCGCCCAGCTTCATTATCCACGAATTAGGGTCGGGTTCTACTGGCGATTTAGGCAAGTCACGGTTAAACTTACCCCATAAACCAGTTTTCTTGGTATAGGCATCGCCAAACCAGTGTGGTTGAAAATACCAGGGATTGCCTAGTTGTGGACGTAATTTTTGCAACCTGCCTACTGGATTTTCTATAGCCCAAAAGTGCGGTTTGTAGTAGTCTATTAATTCTAGTGTTTTGTCTACTAGCTGTAGGCTGGCTGCGGTTCTACCATCTTGGTCTTTTTGTTTCCAATATTGTGCACCACTACCAGCAAAATCTGTGCAAGGCGGAGCGGCTAGGATACCGTAAATTTCATTAGGCAAGTCACTAGGCAATAGTTCTAGAATATCAATATCTAGTTTAATATCTACTTGTAGTACATTATAGCCAGCCTCTTTGTAATACTTAGGCCAATTACCGCTGTAGTCGAACAAGGACAAAATCGTTTTCATAATACAATCTCTGCAATATGGCTAGTCGTTCTTGTTCAGTGTAACTAGTCCACAAAGTAATTTCTTCTCGGGTACGACCACAGCC